TGTGGTGTCCTTTACGATGCCAGCGTTGTATTTCAGCAATTGCAGTGACATCTTATTCTCCGATCAAGGCAGCATAAGTCTTAGGGCCGACTATCCCATCTTCAGTCAAGTCATTTCTTTTTTGCCAATCCATGACAGCCGACTTGGTCATTAGCCCAAAGACGCCGTCAGCGTCCAGATTAAGCGCCCCCTGAACTTTAGTGACCTCTGGGCCTCTAGAACCAACCTTGAGCAGCACAGGGGCTGTCTGGGGCTTGTATGAGCCATCTAGTATCGACATTGCGCGGTGGTAATGATGCTCCCGATCAGACAGGCCATTATAGCCGCCGTTGATCCGCTTGGTTGCGCCCTTGATGTCGCCGTTGTCGCAGTATTTATTTAGGCCGTTTGTGTTCCAGAACCAGCAGGCGCTTTCCAGTGCGCCATCCTTGGTGCCTAAATATTTAATTGTCGCATCTTTGCCCCTGCCTATGGCCTCTGCGAATAAACAATAGTTGTGCGCCCCAGTGAGCTGGATGACGCCACGCCCTCTGTGCATCCAGCCTTCTCCGCTAGATGTATCGCCATTACCCATACGATCAGCATAGACCACATTAGCGATACGCTCACTATCGCGGTGATACAGCGATGCGTCACGTCCTGCGTTTTTGAAGTATTTCGGGAATACTGCATTCAAGCCCTTTGCGGAGTAATTTAGATTTTCTTCTAGTACCGTAAAGTTCAAGCTCTCATGCCCACACTGGGCGATAAACATTGCAATTCGCTTGGGCGTGTTGATCTGGTACTTGGCAAGAATATCTTTGAGAGGCTGCTCCCAAGATTTCCAGTCTTTGTTGCCATGCAGTAGCTGCTCAATTTGCCCCGACGATAATATCATTTCTGTCCTGCGTATTTACTGATTGCCCGATTTCCAAACCAGAATGCCAGAACCGCGCTGAATAATCCAGATGTCTCCCCATCCCACATGAGATCGACGGCTTGCATCCAGTCACCACCAGCCTGCGTGACTTTAACCATAATGACCACTTTGGTGGCTACGAAAAGTCCGAAAAAGGCATAAGTAACAACAGGACGAACACTACCCCTGAGAGCGTTGATAAAGCCTCCAGCGTCAATAGATCGGTCATGTGCGTACAGCCCCTTCGTTTCTTCGATGTCTGCCTTTTTGTCTAGCTCTACCAGCTTCATCTCAGAACGCTTTTGGGCAAGCTCTGTCTCGATTTGCATCATTTCGATGCGGTGCTTCTGCTGCTGATTGGCCTTGAAGTAATCAAGCACTGACGGCAGAAAAGATGATCCGAAGCCCAGCAGGCTCCCCAGAAGCGCCATCATGTCTTCTCTCCATTAATGAAGATACCAAAACAGCCAGTGAGTGCGCCCATACAAACGCTAACCAACCCCGCTTGGGCATTTGTCACTTGATCAGGAGGTATGGACATAAACCAGTGAACACTTTGATACGTTAGAACCGTGACAGCCAACATCATCAAACGGGGTAAAACCTTGAGTTTATCAAACGTCTCTGGTGTCATAGTTTTATCCCATTTTTGTTAGTACAGTCATCAGCATCACGATTATGGCCGCACTAGCACCGATCATAATCGCCTCTAAGCGCTTCACCCTCGTAAACAGCTCTTTGTGCTGTATGGTCACCTCTGTGCGTAGAGATGCAAAGGTGACGTTTAGATCATCAATTCTGCTGTGTGCAGAGGCCACTGTGCGCTTATCCATATTTACACCTATTTACCACAAAACCACGCTCATTCATATCTGGCATTAGCTAGGCTCAACGGGCCAAGTCACATCTGTAGGAAACCCAGCTTGTGCGGGTATGTCACGCAGTGCCTGTCGATAGGTGCGCCATTCGTCCGTAATTCGGTCAGCCAATGCCATGTGGTCAGATAAGGCTAAGAGTTTGTCACGTTCTGCGCGTACTTGGATTGCACTTGCAGCTACTGAGTCAGCTTGAAAATCAGGCCAGTTTGACATATCTTCCGCATCATCAAAGACTGCGCCGTTACCTGTTGTTTTATTATACCAAATTTTAGACATGATAAACCCTCAAATTTCCTGCACCGCCAGCACCATTCGACGTATTTCCACCAAAGCCACCACCACCGGGAACCGGCCCAGCGATGCCAGACGTATACCCCGCACCTCTGCCAGCATAAAGACTGCCACCCCTAGTGGAACCATTATTCGCATACGCGCCCTCACCACCACCACCGCCGAAAACAGAATTACCGGGTGCGCTGCTGTAGCCTCCGATTCCACCGTTATATGCTTTAGTACCAGACCCCTCATTAGGAATAGTTGGAACGGTGGCGGGAAGAATAAATGCTGAAGTTGCGGAAAGCCTCGCAGATATAACCTGACCACCTATGGTTATTGGGCTTGTTTTGTCTTCTATTATTTTAAATATATTTGCGCCTGTTTGGCCTTCGTCAGTACCGTTACTAGTTCCCGTGGTGAATACAGTAGAATTGTTTGCGGATGTAAGTGTAAAAGTGGATGGGGTTGGCCCGGAAGTACTTGTGGTACTAGACTGAGTGCCTGCACCAATTACATATGCCCCACCATTAAACCACTGGGCTTGACCGTAAAGAAGTAAAGCCGACCCCCCAGTACCTCCTCGCTGGTATCCAGATGGGTTGCCTCTACCGCCACCGCCGCCACCGCCCACAAGATAAATCCAAACATAGTCATCGTCAGCCAAACTACCTTTGCTCCAAGTTCCGCTGCTTGTGTATGTATTAGTTGGAGAGGCAAAATCAGAGGGCCAAACTACACTGCTTGAACCGCTTGAAATTTCTGCAAATGACAAATCAGTGCCATCAGAAGTTAAAAATGTTCCCGCAGAACCTTTTGCCAGAGGTGCAGACACGCCAGAGCTATTGCCAACATCTATAGAACCTCGCGTCAGGGCGCGTGTAACAGTGCTGTTGAAGGTAGCCGCACCAGCCGCAGACATATCAAGCGTCAAGGCAGTTATTCCAGAACCACCATCGTTGCCCTGTAAAATTATATCTTTGTCGGAAACAAGAGATTTAATTGTTAAATTGTCACTATCCATAGATACGTGACCAATATTTACACTCCCATCCTTAAAGATGACTTCATCACCCGCAGCATCCAGAATAATATCGCCAGCACTGTCCAACGTGATGGTTGTTCCTGCGGCACTCAAAGCACCAGATGAAGTCAAAGTAACTGTTGTTCCTGTAGCAGTAAATGTGCCGTCAGCCGTAATGGATATGTTGGCTGCGGCTGCGGCTGCGTCTGTAGTGGCGATTGCCAATGCACCATCCGCCGCGACAGTCAGCGTTGCCGTGTCTCCAGCCGATCCAGTCATCGTAATGACTTTGCCATCTATCGCAACATCATCAATTGTTGCACCAGACATCACCGTTGTTCCAGCCAGATTTACGTCTGTCAAAAGATCGTAGACAACGCCGTTTGTGCTGCCCCCACCGTCTGTGGCTATCATTTTGACCTGACCAGCAGGAATTGCAATACCCGCTGGGCTTGAGCCTTGCTTCATCGTCAGAGTTGCAGACGTTGCATTCTCAATCAGCCAAACCTTTGAGATGGTCGCTGGCAAAAATGTTACTGTGCAAGCCTGACCGCCACCACTCAATCTCAAGTACATACTGCGGTCAGCGTCCAGTGCGCCATCCGTAAGAGTTATTTCATCTGAGGTGGCGTTGGCAATGGCGCGTGTGCCGTAGCTGAACGCCTCCGAAATCATTTCTAAGTTTAGGTTCGTGACCGTACCCCATGCGCCCGACTGATCGCCAGTCGCCATTTCATTGAGGCGTAAGTCGTTGTCATAGGATGAAGCCATTTTAGTCGATCCTTACAATTGCGGTGTTTGCACTGGCTGCTGGGAATACAATTTTAAAAGTACCGCCAGAAACAGAGAAGTCACCGCCAAAATTAAGAATGGCGATTGCACCTCTTGAGTTTGAAGATGCATCGCCCAGTGTCTTATTGTAGATCAAAGCGCCAGCGGCAGTAAATGTTGCGCTTGTCCATTCTGGATCAGCCGCATCAAAAACACCACTGGTGCTGTTTTCTGTTACTGCCTTACTTGCCAATGCAACGCCGCCAGTGGTGTAGCCATTGCCGTTTGCAACTTGATTAGCGGTGATGTAACCATCTGTTGCCGCGCTTAATGTTGCGCTGCTGGTGTACAACGCAATCATTATTACGTCACTGTCGAGATGATGGTCGCCCAACAATACGTCTTTTTTAAATAACGTACTCATTGCTTGTGAAATTGACATTATATGCCTCCATTGTATTCTGCTGCGTAATCTCGTTGCATCTCTTGTACAGTAAGTTGAACTGCTTCGTCAAACTGGGTTTTATATAGAGATAAAGTTTCTGGCGCTTTTAAGAACGCAGAAGCCTCGTACAGAGCCGCAGCCAATAAAACTGTCGAAGCGTTAGTGTCGATCCAAGTATTGGGGTTGCCGTTACTCAGGCCCGTTTCAGGCGCGATAAAGTCCACGCTGTAGGCCAAGGCCGCAGATGGCGTTGGAGCCAATCTAATGACCGTGCCAGCCGTTCCTGCGCTGTCTGTGCTGTACATTCGCGGGGTGCCTTGTGTCACCGCATTGGGCCAATAGTCGCGGATATACGAGTCAATTCTGTGGTCGAGATACGTCACAACATTTGTGTCGGTAATTGATACCTGTCGGATCATTCTCGCCGTGGGAATTGTGTATGACGCCGTGCCTTGCACAAGATTAGCCGCAGCAGATGTCGAGCGAAAACACGGCATATTTGGTAGGCGCTGAAAAACCATTTCTTCAGCCTGCGCTATGATCGTGTCAATAGACGCAACAAACTCTGTCGAGTCAT